CAAGTTTGGCATTCAGTAAGGCGAATTCTGTTTCAATTGCTACCCCACTCATGGTGCGACTTTCAGTGGCACGAACTGCACCAGTGTTTGCCATTTTGTCTATAGCATCAATCTGTTGTTGTATACCACGATAGATACTTTCAATGTTTGCACCTGAAAATTCCAATAGATATGGTTTGAGTCCTGAGTCCATGGTTTCTGGCATGTGTATAAGTGCACCTGCTCCCGTTCCAACCTGCACATCAGGTGTTGTTACCATTGAAGGGTGGCTGTCTAGGCGAACACTTTGTGTGATTTCTGAGTGTGCATTGTATATGGCACGTTGCATATCACTGATATCCGCAATTGCACTAACACCTATGCCTCTTACGATGCTTTTAGCATTGTAAGCAACCACAACTGGCACTCGTCCCAATTGGTTCTCTTCTTCAAATGCGTCAATCGCTTCGCCTGTTTCAGTATTGTGGATCCAGGTGTAGATTGTGTCTGGTGTCCACTGTTTAACTGTTCTAATTTCGTCATTGATGTCTTCTATATATTTCATAGCATCAATCACATAACGTCCATTAGGTTGGCGTTCGTAACTCCAATCCAACACAACCAATGGTGTAAGCACACTAACGTAAGGTCGAACGCCGCCACGTAATTCATCTGCTCTTGTGATTGCATCAATGTTGGGCTTAGATACCATTATGAAACAGTGTCCAAACACATTTGCCCATGTGCTGACATCTTTCATGAAATTGTCTAGGCTTGTTCCTTCCAAGTCAGCGTCATCCATAAAGTCTGCCAACTCAGGTAAATTTTGCAATGCTCCAAAGTCTCTGTCAGGTCTAGTTCTAAATAAGAAACTGTTATACACACTAACAACTGATTTACAATGGTTGTCTAAGGGTGTTTCTCTTAATCTTGCACGATATTCTGCATCTGTTTCTAATTGGTAGCGTGTTAGGTGATTACCATTACGCCACTCTTCTCCACCAAGATACGCTTCGAGGTAAAACTTCCAACGTTCTTTGTAATCCATATACAATTGGTTGCTACTACCAACTGAATTGATATCTTGGTCTAAACTTCTAATAATTGTCATCTTGTAATCCTTCGTGTGGGCTGATGAGTTCCGATGTTATGTCCCCATCTTTGAGGTATTGTGTCTTCTGCTCTGTCTCTACGCACAGGAAACAAGAAATCTACGGCATAACGTAGTGCATCACTCATGTGATCATAACCTGAATCCTTATCTGGTTGACTAGTTCCTGGCTTATATGTGTGCTTTTCCATGCACTCTATTAATCTGCGACATTTAGGATCTATAAACAGTGTTTGTTCGCCTAAACTGTTGCATAGTTTACTATTTACTGCGTTTATTCCGTCCCTAACTGGGTTGTGTTTGTTTGGTGCTTTAACTACAAATCCTGCGTTCTGTAGGATAGTGAGGTCAGTAGCGCCGCCTGCACTTGTCTTTCGTTGTCTTGAAGCTGGGTCTGGCATAACCCACGTGTTTTGTTTTGGGTAGCGTGAATGTATTTCTTCCACTGCTTCTTGGGTATTACTAGAATACATAACGATTTCATCAATGGCGTGTAGGACATTGTCTTTCCTTGCGAGAACAACCATGGTCATAGGGTCTATGTTGAAGTCCATTCCAATATAGATAGTGTTGGGAGTTGCCTCCTCCCATGGTTTAACATTTAATCCTCTATCGTAACTATACCATATTCTGTTAGACACATCCTCCCATGAGGCTTCATACTCTTGTCTAAATGTGCGCTCGTCTAGTTCGTGTCTAGCGGCTTCTATCTCTTCTGGGCTAACATTGCCTCCTTGAAGAGTGGTATAACTAAAACTTTCCCATTGATGTTCGTTGACATCTTCGCCACGCTGATATAAATCGTAGGCCCAGTTCTTTCCTATGGGTGTTGTGATGAATAGTGCGGATCCATTGCGATCTGACAGGGTAGGTCTCAATACTGTTGTCCATGCACGCTCATCAATAAAGGCGAACTCATCCATAATTAAGAAATCAAGTCCGATTCCCCTAAGGTTTTCGAAATTGTCCGCACCTCGAAGTGAAATACGACTATTGTTTTTGAGATGAATGGTTAGATCACTTTCATTGGTCTTGGTAACCCAGTTCATGTCTATAAGTCGACCTTTGATTTCGTCCCACATGATATTGCGTGCCATGCGATATGTGGGTGTTACATAATATGCGTGTTTATTAGGATGTCTACAGAAACGTGCCAACTCACGCATAGCAAGATAACTTTTGCCAAAACGTCTACCAGCACACAGCACACGGAACCTTGCCCCTGACTCTGTTACTGATTTCTGTCCTGTGTTTAATGCCATTAAAGTCGTCTCAACACTGATACAATCTGCGGATCTGGTCTTTCTTCAACCAATTCAAACACACCTTCTGCTAGGATGTCTTGATAGATTTCCCAACAGCCAGGAATATGACCCCGCTTGCACATGTCATGTAGTGCAAGATATCCACCTGGTTTGATCTTATTCTTTAGTAGTTCATAGCCATCACGCTGTGCTTGAGGCCAGTCCATGTCAATGAATGCATAGTGTAGGTCCTCAATGAAACTGACATCTGTAGCGTCTGTAACCAGGCCTTTGACTAGAACAACATTATCATAGCCTAGTTCATCCAGTTCTGCTTGTATGTGTTCATCAGTATATCTATCGCCATAACGGTCTTTGAGATTATACCAATGTTCCATACACACAGCCGCCATGCTGGCTTTACCACCTGCACGTTGACTGGCTTCACATCGTGTCAACATTTCTTCTACAGGATGTCCCTCATAGGTGTCAAACCCCCATATGGTGTCTGTTCTATCGCCCCATATACGACGCATGTTGGCCAGTCCGCCACCGTAGGCAACACCCATCTCACATCCACGCAACTGTTCATCTGGAAACAGGTCTAGCAATTCTGTTTGATACTTGCGTGTGATTAGGTGTGCACCGTTGTTCTCGTTTAATTCAATATCTAATATCTTCATATCTGTTCGCCTTTAATCGTCTGTCCATGGTAAAACTTGATCTGATTCTGTGTTAACAGGTTGATCACTTTGTCCTAACATGTTCTTGCCTAGCCAAATCAACATTGAACAATTACCACTGAGTGCTAATTTGATCTGTGCTTGTCTTAATCTTTGTTTGGTTTGTTCTTGTCCTTTAACCCAATAATCATAAAAGTTATACTTCATGGTTTCTTCGGGCACACCAAACCATTGTGCGATGTCACGCATGGTGCAACCTAATGTGCTGAGAAAGAATACTTCGTCTGGTGGCACTACCTTTTTGTTGTTGCCACGACCCACTGTGAGCCCTTCCCGAGTTACAGTTCCCCACTTGGGATTCTGTCTAGGTTTGAATACCCACTTTTCTTTTTCTTTCTGTTCAGGAGCCTCGGCGGCTACTTCAGGTTCAATTACAGGATTATTTTGTTCCATAACTATTATTTATATTGTATTCCAACCTTGACTTGTATACACATTTTGCACATCATCAAAGTAACGTTCATACTGTGGTGCTATGTGTTGGTAGGTAAATTGTTGTGCGTGTTCTCGACACTGACGTGCATTCAGTTGCCGTGTGTTGTGTAGTGCATCCACAAAGTCGCGGCGTGTTCTACAACGATAGCCAGTAACACCGTCACGGTTAAACTCTGCAAACGCACCCCAGTCTGGTGATATCACTGGTGTGCCGCTTAGCCAGGCTTCTACCTGCACTCCCCCGAAGGGTTCTAGGTATCTTGATGCTATGAATAGGCTTTGTGCTCGGCTCATTAGATACTTACGCAAGTCTTGATTAGCATAGCCCACGCAGGTTACGTGTTGGGGTGTAGTGGTGTAGCCTAGATCCCTTAAACTGCCTTGTCCAGCAATGATTAGACGTTTGCCAGCGGCTTGAGTTGCGTCAATGGCAATGTCTACACCTTTGTTCCACCCTATTCTGCCTAGGTATAACACATAATCATCCTTGACAGTGTTGTAAGCAAAGTCGTCAGGGTTAAAGTAGTTGGGTATAACCACATGATACCAGTCTTG